GTGGGAAGTGGTTTTACCCGCTGCCCAGGCTAATTAGGCCGATGGCCATGGAGTATAATTTAGCGCTGGGTGTATATATTAAACCTTTGGAGAAAATAATTTATTCGTTGATTGGTGACGTGATGGGGGGTCCCTCAGTTAGCAAAGGAATGGATTCATTTCAAATAGCCAGTGTGGCGCATGACAAACTTACTAGGTTGAAAAGTAGGTTCGGTCGTGTGGCTATGTTGAGCTGCGACATCAAGAAGTTCGAGTTGTGCGTGAGTGTAGATGCACACAAGGCGTTTATTGATTTTTGCTGCTGGATGCTGACAACCAAAAACCATAAAGATAGATTGCGTAAGTTGCTGGAGAAGCAACTAAACGTCAGGTTTGTCTCTTATTGTGTTGATGGGGTAGTCAAATTCAAGTGTGAGGGTACATTGTGTAGTGGTGTTATGAATACATCACTTTGGGCTGTGCTGTTGATGAGCATTGCGCTGATAGCCGTGGGCGATAGACTGGGTTTAAGACCAGGTATCGACTATGACTTCCTCAGCGCAGGCGACGACACCAACCCATTTGTGCCCGTTGTTTACTTGAAGAAGTTCACGGCCATGTTACCCGAGGTGTTTTTAGAATTGGGTTTCATTATTAAAGTAGATGCTGTTACAGAAGAATTTTCTAGGATGGATTTTTGCCAGTGCCGCCCTGTTTGGGATGGTGCTAGATGGCGGATGGTTAGGGAGCCGAACGCGGCCCGAAGCAAGGACTCTTTGTTTATCCACGAGGTTGCTAGTGAAAAGCAGTGGAATGTAGCGAGGGGATCGATAGCCAACTGCGGGTTGGCCTTGTGTCGGGGCATGCCTGTTATGCAGTCCTTTTATTTGTTCCTTGGACAGGGGCTAGACTTGTCTAAAGTAGAACGGAAAGAAGATAGCGGGATGGGTAGATTGGCTCACGGATTGTCTGCCGGTATCGACGGTGTTACCGGAGAAGCAAGATTTTCATATTACGTCGCGTTTGGAGTGGAACCTTATAAGCAATGGTGTCTCGAGCAGTTGTACTCGACACTAGAACTGATCTGGCAGAGGCCCCAAGAATTCAAACACAGTCCCAGTTCGAATTTATTAAAGAGTATCATAAACTAGTATGGTCAAAACTAAGGTCACGAAAGGAAAGAAAAGTCAAGCCGTTAAGAGCGGCAAAGGGAAGATGAAGAATAAAGTAAAGATGGCCGGTGGAGGCAAGTTTGGTGGTGGGAAATCGTCCCGCCCCTCACCTGAATTCACATCGGTCGGTCTGTCAGCATGCGCATTGAAGTATGCCGTTGCTCTCGCAGATCCGTTTTCGCCCGCCGCAAGGGGGGCGTGTTTGCCGTGTTACCCGTCGGAGCCTTCGCAGAAGGTCACGGGCTATATTAGGCTTACAGCGGTCGCCGGGACTAGTGGTTATGGATTTTGCGCTTTTACACCGTGTTTAGCGAATGACTCACCAATCGCGTTTTTGACCGAAGCCACGTTTGCAGGAACTAGCGCCAGTAATATTTTGACTGGTGTAAGCATCCTGGCAGCTGGAGTCGGCCACGCGAATTGCCCCAATTTGCCTTACACCTCCACCCAGTTAAGATCGATTACTGGGGGCGGTCAGGCTTATGGTCGGATTGTATCATTTGGATATCGAATCACATATGTGGGAACAGTCCTGAACGAATCAGGCGTCTATCATTTGGCATCAAGTGCAACGCACGGC